CAGCTCATCCATCCGCTTGCGAAGCGTCGACAGAGTCAGCTTCATGCCCCCACTGTCTCGGATATACTGGAGCAACAGCTCTCGATCGATGGTATCGAGGAAGGCGATCTTCTTCAGAGCCTGGTCGATGCAGTCGAAGCGCTGCTTCGTCTCATTGGGGTTGTTCTCGAAGGACTGCTTCAGGAATTCCTTCACCTCATCGAACGACCACTGCTCCTGGTCCTTGTCGAAATTGAGCCCGAGGTTCTCCTTTTCCTCATCCGTCAGACCCTTGTCCCAGTCGACCGGCAAGATCACGCCCTTGTCCAGCACGTCCCGCCGCAGAAACTTCAGAAGGTTCTGGATGCCTTTGTCGATCGAGACGTCATCGCCGGCAACGTGCTCGACGCAGCTGCTGTACCAGCCCTTCATCCGATCGATGGCGTCGGTCAGGGGCAGCTCGCCACGCACCACGCCCCGAGCGTAATGGCCGGCGACGCCCGTCATCGTGACGTCCCTGGAGCCGATCGAGACATAGTCGGTGACACGGCTCCATCCAGAGTGACTGAGGTCCACACCGGCTTCGGAAAGTGCTGTTCGAAGCTTGGTCTCGATGTCGTCGGGCAGCGACATCATCCCGTCCAACACCTCGTACAGCTCAGCGTTCGAGGTATAGGCCCGCCTGGTATCCGGGTGGATGGATGGTGGCAGCACGATCTGGGTCCGTGCTGCCAAGTGCTCGACAATGGTCCGCCCAGCAGTGTCCTTGATGCGGAAGGTCGGCAGGCCGTTATACCGGAAGGCAAGGATCATGCCTTTCCGGCCGACGCGGCACCACGGGCTGATTGGTAGCAGGCCTCGGATGATGCCGATAAGCCGATCGTCGTCGGTATCGATGTCGATCATCACCAGGTTGGACTGGGGACCGAGCACCAAACCAATATTGTTGTTGGCGAAATGATTGAGCCACGCATCCTGCTCTTCCGGCAGAGGCATCGAGTCCGAAAAGCGCGACCAGTCGGAGATCGCTGGACGCTTTTCCTCGAAGATCAGAGGGATGGCGGGGAGATTGGCTTTCCAGTATTGCGGCGCGGTACTAGCAAATATCGTCATGCAGTCGACCCATCCTTCAGACGGTCCATCAATTTGGTTCGGACATCCGGTCCGACTTCGTTTTCGAGGAACTCGAGGATCAAGTTCTCAAATTCCTGTTGCCGACGCAGACCCTGAGCCCGCTCCTGCATCGAGATCAGCTTGTCGAGCAGCGTCGCCGACAGGCGGAAATAGGCAGCCTTCTCGGCAGAGTCGCCGGCCCCGAGCGAGCGCCCGTAATCGTTCAGCTCTTTGAACACCCGTTTGGTGTTGGCTTCGAGATCGTCACCGTCTTCATCGGGCATCGTCGGCAAGGCCGGACCACCAGGGGTGCTCAGCAATTGCACGAACAGTCGTTTGAATTCTCCTGGATAGGGGCACTCTGGGTGTGCGAGGTAAGATGGGTCTTCTGCCAGATGCTGGCGAATGAGTTCGATGGCCTGTATCGCGGCGATCGGGACGTCGGGATAGTGTCGTGTCATGTGAACCTCGGGTTGCGTTGGATAATTGCGCTCACGCGAGTCTCACTTCCAGCGGATTTGATTCGACTTCCTGTACCTCTGAACGAAGAAAATTTTTCGCCTCTCTGGAGACTTCCAGGAAGTCCCTGCAGAAATGCGATCGTTTGATCGAAAGACCTTGCCGGCGCTGAGATTGCTCGCTCATAAACGATCAGCATGATGAGCAACCCGTATGTAGCGCCCTTTCTCAAACGCCTCGAACATCGCTACAGCCGTGACTATCTGGACATGTCCTACACGGACTGGATCTGCTCCAACACGACTCTCGCCGGCAAGCCGTTCAATCTCAGCCGCTACAAGTTCCAGCGCGAGATCATCGACGACATGCATCCCGACATGGATGTGAAGAAATGCAGTCAGGTCGGCCTGGCACTCGCGCTCGATACGCCCATCCTAACCCTCGACGGGTGGAAGACCATGGGTTCCCTGCTGGTGGGGGACACACTCTTCGATGAGCAAGGCCAGCCCTGCCAGATCGAGTATGTCTCACCAACTTACGTGGATCACGAGTGCTTCCGCCTTACGTTCGATGACGGCCAGACCATCGTGGCCGACGCTGGGCATAAATGGTTCGTTCAAAGCGAGCGGCCATTTGACCTTTCGGGGGGTCCTGCCGGGAAGGGTAGGCCCCCTTCCTCGGTGAAGATGTTCAAAGACGGCGTTCTGACGACAAAGCAGATTGCGCAGTTTCATAGAAAAGCAAATAGAAATAGATTTGCTGTGCCGAATACGAAGCCGTTGACCTTCCCCGAGAGGCCTCTTCGTGTTGATCCCTACCTGCTTGGTTTGCATCTTGGCGACGGAAACAGTCACGCCTGCTGCCTGACCTCCCACAGCAAGGACTTTGCCTTCTATCAAGAAGAGCTGACGAAACGTGGAATGAAGTGCGTATCTTCGTCAACGAAGGATGACATCGTGCAGTTCCTGGTTCACTTCCCGCATCAGAAGCGAGCGGGGAGAGGGGTGCCATACTCTGTTCACAGTCGCTTTACTGATTTGGGTTTGCTGGAGGGCGACAAGTTTGTTCCTCCCCAATATCTCAAGGCCTCGCAAGCCCAACGTCTCGATCTGCTTCGCGGATTGCTCGACACAGACGGGTCTATTACCAAGAACGGTCGCGTCTCCTTCTACAACACCTCGGAGCGACTGGTCAGATCAGTAGAGGAGCTGGCTTGCTCCCTTGGCTTCAAGACCCGCACACGCTGGAGAATGAACACTCCTAGCGTCATGCAGAGCGGCCACGTCATTACCCCCAGAAAGCCGCTCGCTGAAGTATCCTTCGTAGCCTATCAAGAGGACGGGATATTCCTGCTCCCACGTAAGCGCGAGCGTCTCAGAAGCCGCAACGAGGGACGACCATCCGAGGCATTGCGTCGGCGAATTATTGCTGTCGACGAGGTTCCGTCCGTCCCCGTTCGGTGCATTTCCGTCAATTCTCCCAGTCATCTGTTCCTTGCTGGACGCGGGATGATCCCAACGCACAACACAGAAGTCCAGATCCGCAAGGCATTGGCATTCCTGGTCCGCAACCGTGGCACCAAGGGCATCTTCACACTGCCCAATGAGCCGCTGATGGACAAGGTCAGCCAGACCCGCATCCAGCCGATCACCGAGCGCGACAAGGTGTTCAACACCGAGCAGGACAAGAAGGCCGTCCGCTCCAAGACCATCATGCAATTTGGTGACAGCTTCCTTTACGTGACGGGCTGCACCGAGGCCGACGCCACATCGACCTCGGCGGACTTCGTCATGAACGACGAAGTCGACATCTCGCCACAGGACATACTTGCGCTCTTCAATTCGCGCCTTCAGGACAGTGACTGGAAGATCAACCAGCGCTTCTCGACGCCAACCTTCCCATCATTTGGCATCGATCTCGGCTTTTCGTCGTCTGACCAGAAGGTTTACATGGCCAAGTGCGAGGCCTGTAACCATTACAACGTGCCGGAATTCAGCCGCCAATTCTGTCACATCCCCGGTTTACCAGATTATATTGAGAACCTAGACGAGATTGAGGACTCCCTTGCCAACGAATTGGACCTCGAGAACGCGTACGTCTGTTGCGAAAAGTGCGGGTACCGACTCAATTTAGGCGATGAGAGTCTGCGCCAATGGGTCCCGAAGTACCCCGGTCGCAAGCGACTACGCGGATATCACGTCACCCCATTCTGCACCGATCGGTTGCCACTCTCCTATCTGATCCAGCAGCTCGGCAAGTATAAGAAGCGCGAATATAAGCGCGGCTTCTATAACACCGTGCTGGGTGAGGGATATTCGGACGGCAACATCCGTCTCGATGAGAGCGCGATCCGCGCCTGCATGACGGAATTCAGCCGGATGCCGGACGTCGGTTCCGACGTCCCGCTATCAGTCGGCATTGACATGGGCCAAACCTGTCATCTGACACTGGCGGCCGGCGGCGAAAATAATCTCGATGTCGTTCTCTTCGAGGCTATCCCCGTCGATCTCATCGTCGATCGCTCGAAGGAGATCTGCGCCAAATACAACGTCGTGCGTGGGGCTGTCGATCGTCATCCATATGAGCCGACGGCCGACGAGATCATGCGGGTGAGTGACGGCAAGATCATCCCGACCGAGTATCGCGGTACCGCCGAACTCAATGTCGTGAAGAACAAGTTCGGCCAGGTCACACACGCGCAGGTGAATAGAACCATGCATCTCGACGCCATTGCGTCGGACATCCGCAACCGGCGGTGCTCTTTCAGTGGGTACGGGCACTACAAAACGACAGTCGTCGAACATCTGCGCGACATGGTCCGCGACGAGCAGCCAGAGAAGCCCGCCGAGTGGAAGAAGCTCACCGGTAACGACCACTTCTTCCACAGCCTGGCCTTCACCAAGTCGAGCTTCAAAATAAAAGAGCTGGTCGCGCAAGTGACACAGGAAGAAATTCGAACAATGACCATGTACACGACAGTGAAGGTTGAGACGAATACTGACGGTCTCACCGGGAAATACTTTGACAGGTCAAATCTCCGACACCATAACGAGTACGATATAATCCGAGTGCATTGATGGCTGTACTGTCCAATCTACTGCAGATCGTTCTGCCAAAGAAAAAGACCCCTCCAGGCGGCACATCACTCACCAACACCTTCAATCCAGCGGCGACCACCCAGGTACTCGGTAGACCAAGCGGTCGCGACCATCTCACTGACATCTTTTCAGATCGCACGACGCTCTCCAGCGCCGATCTCATGCAGTCGCTCTTCAAGAACGACCCGGATGTCAGTGCGACAGTCCATGCCTACCTGACCGTCGCCAATACCGACCCCTGGTTCCTCGTCCGCGATGTCAACGGCAAGATCGACCGCCCTGGTAGCCAGGTGCTGAACCAGATCATCGCCTCGATCTTCGTGCGCAACGACTATACCCTGCCGCAGCCCTTCGCCTTGAAGCAGAACCTGCGATCGCTTTGCGCCGACTTCCGGTACCTGCTGCTGTTGCGTGGCGGAATCGGCGCGGAGCTTGTGCTCGACAAGACGCTACGGCCGACCGAGATCCGCAACGTCGACATGAACACGATCAACTGGTTCGAAACGGCACCGGGCGTGTTCCTGCCGCAGCAGACGCCAAAGTCATCGTCGACTAAGATCGACATGAATATTCCGAGCTTCTTCGTGTCGTTCTACCGGCGCGACCCGACCAAGATCTATACCGAGAGCGCCTTCGTCGCCGCCATCAACACGATCGCGTCGCGCCAGCAGATCATCAATGATCTCTACCGGATCATGCAGATTACCGGCTATCCGCGCCTCGATATCACGGTGATCGAGGAAGTCCTGCGGAAGAATGCTCCCGCCGAGGAGCGCTCGGACGACAACAAGATGAAGGCCTGGATGTCGGCGCGGATCGCCGAACTGGGCAACTCCGTCTCCAATCTCCGGCCGGATCAAGCCTTCACCCACTTCGACAGCGTCAAGATCGACGTCGTCAACTCGGGCGGCCCTGCCAAATCAATGGACGTCAGCGAGGTCATCAAGGTTCTCAATGCCCAGAACCAGGCTGCTCTGAAGGTCGTTTCGACTGTGATCGGGCGCGGCGAGAGCGGCGTCAATACAGCGTCGGTCGAGGCACGCATCTTCAGCCTTTCGGCCGAAGAGGTGAACTATCCCGTCGCCGAGCTTCTTTCGAACCTCTTCACTTTCGCGCTGCGGCTGACTGGTTCCCAAAGCACGGTCGAGGTCGGTTTCGACCACGTCGAGCTGCGGCCGGCGACGGAACTTGAGCCCCAACTCTTGGTCAAGCAAGGTCGGCTTCTGACGTTGTTGAGCTACGGGCTCATCGATGACGACACATTCCACCTCGAGATGTTCAATCAACCGAAGCCCGACGGCATTCAAGACTTCAGCGGCACCCGGTTCTACCAAGGCACCGAGCCGACGCCGACGCCTTCACCAAATTCCGATCCGCTCGGCCGCTCGATTTCAGCGCCAGGAAGTAACGCTGCAAAAAATCCTGCGGTGAAAAAGTAAAACACCTTGCTTGCGAGATTCGACGCTCGTAATTCTCAAGGTGAAAGGTAGTAAAAGATGGCAAAGGCCGTTCAGATTACTGACAAGATCCAATCGCAGCTCAATGCTGCAGCCGGAACTGAAGTAGATCCGAACGCGATTACTGTCTTTGAGGCCGCCGCAGTTTCGACGAAGCCCCTCAACAAGAAGGGATCGTTCTTCGACAAGGCTGAGATCTCTCGATCGACCCTCGTCGCGATGGCTGATGCCGTCAACAACCAGACCGTCGCCGTGCCGCTCCACACCCTGCACCTCCAAGGTGAAGAGCTTCCGGTCGGCAAGGTGTTCGTTGGCGACGTCATGGATAACGCGGATGGCAGCTCGCAGCTCAATGTCCTCTTCTATCTGCCGAACGACACGCAAAGTCATCTGATCGCGGACATCAACAACGCGGTGATCGATGAGGTCAGCGTCGGCGTGCGGTTCCAGAATGCGCTCTGTTCGGAGTGCGGTTGGAACTACTACGGCCCCGACGCCAGCTTCATGAACATTTTTGACGGGACCTGCGCCAACGATCACGTCCTTGGCGAGAACGGTGTCCATCTGAATTTGGTGGGGTTGGAGAATTGGCTGGAGCTGTCCCTCGTGTCTCGTGGGGCAGCCAAGAACGCAAAGATTCTCGGTCGGGCAAAGCGATCACTCGCTGCCTCCGATATCGAGAAGATGGCCGCTTCGGGCCGACCGCTTGAAGCGTCTCTCGTGATTACGAATTCAACCCTGACGGAGCAAGAAGACATGGACCTCTCCACTGTCATGACTCAGCTGAGCGAGAAGTCCGCGAATCTCGCTCTCGCTGAGAAGGCCCGAGACGATGCAACCGCATCGCTCGCCGCCGCCAATACCACGATCGCCGACCTGAACAAGAAGCTTGCTGATCTGGAAGCCGCATCCGGCGACCAGGCCAAGAAGCTCGCTGATCTCAAGGTCGCCGAGGACTTCCTGACCGATCAGGCCAAGAAAGGCCTGGTTGCGAGCGGCAAGGCGGACACCGCCGTGGCGGACACCGTCGCTGGACGGATCGAGCAGATCCAAGCCGCGCAGGTCAACCTTCACCAGCTGCCAGTCGGCGGCAAGTCAGAGTCATCTGACGCATCCGCTGATGGGTCTTCGAAGGCGAAGAACTACGGCTCGTTCAAGACTCGTTCTTAAGGAGAACACCCCATGACCATCGGCGCTGGCATCACCCTTCTTGGTTTCCCCCAAAATGAGTGGCAGTTCACGTTCAACCTCACGGCCGGCATCACGAAAGCTGATGAAGGCAAACCTGTCTCGTTTGACGGCACCAACACCAACCAGATGCGTTTGGCCGGAGCCAATGATCCGATCGACGGCGTCCTGATCGCGGTCGAAAACCGCCTCCAGGAAGGCATCCTCGTCGGCACCGTTGCCCTCAAGGGTACTTATCTGGTCACGACAGACGGCACCACCGTCAACGTCGGCGACCAGGTGCAGGGCGGCGCCACGGCCGGTACCGTGAAGCAGATGCTTCCCACACTGGAGAGTGCTTCCAGCGGCGCTGGCATCAAGGCCACCACGCACCAGAAGGCCAACTTCGTGGTCGAAAAACCGACAGCGACCACCGCTGTCCTCGTGCTTCTGTAAGGAGTTCTGAACTATGTCTGAATTTAAGCCCCTCTCGGCACTCCTGAAGATGCGCCGGCCGGTGAATGAAGTGCTGGCGGGTATTCTGGATGAGAATCCGAGCGTTTCCAAAGACGCCGGCGAGCGACTGGTCAACGCGGCCAGCTCGTATGGTCTCGGCATGCGCGACTATCTGACGCTGGCGATCGACGTTGATAGGGATGCGAACTTCAAAAACTCCGGCCTCAATGGCTACGAAGCCTCGCTGGTCCACCTGAATCTGCCGATCCGCAACGACTTCAAGGAAGGCATCGTCCTGGAAGCCGCCGGTAACACGTTCCAGACTTATCAAGGCAGCCGTGCGCTGTTCCCGGAAGTCGTCGACGATATGCTGAAATGGATCAATCGGCAGAACAGCATCGAGCAGGTCGCTCCGATGTTGGCGCAGAGCCGTACGATCAACGGCATCGAGATGATCAATACCTTCGTCAACGATGACAGCAACGATCGCAAGACGTTCACTGTCGCCGAACTTGGTCGTATTCCGATCCGCACCCTGACCACGTCGCAGCAGTCCGTTGCGATGTACAAGCACGGCTCGGGCTATCGGACGTCGTACGAGTTCCAGCGTCGTGTCCGCATGGATGTGTTGGTGCCCTTCGCCAACCGCGTCTCTCGCGAACTTGAGGTCTCCAAAGTCATCCAGGCGACCAATATGCTGATCAACGGCGACGCGACCGGCCTCAGCTCTGCCGCCCCTGTCGTGACACAGTCGTCCTTCACCGGCGCTGTGGCCGCGACCAACGGCATCCTGAACTACGAGCGTATGCTCCGTTGGCTGACTTCTCGTGCGAAGCCGGGCGTCGGCGCTCCGGTGGATACCGTGATCGGCAACTACAAAGCTTGGGTTGACTGGATCTTGCTGTTCCAACCGACCTTGCCGGCGAACAGCGCTCCCGCTGCGGGCGCAGCTGCGGGCGCTCCGACACTGCTCCCGAACACGACCAACGAGCTGAAGAACCCGGTCAGTTTCGTGCTTAGCTCGGGCGTCCCCGACAATCAGCTGATCGGTATTTCGAAGGGTGAGACCCTGGAAGAGTTGGTGGAAGCTGGATCGCTGATCAGCGAATCCGCGAATTCCATCCAAAACCAGTCGATCACCTACGTGCGTTCGGAGAACACCGGCTACAAGCTGGCCTTCTACGACACCCGGTCGATCTATAACTACGGCGCGTAATCCTCGTTCGCGCCGTCACCAGGCCCACCCACTTCCCCCGGTGGGTGGGCCTACCTTTTTTTGGGAGAGAAATATGTCCAAATTGCTCGTAAAGACCACCGGTGAATTCCAATTGATCTGCCCACTGAGTGGCCAACTGGTGCAAATGTTCCGGCCGTATGTTGTCGAGAACACTGCGTTCTTCCAGACTCGTATCGCTTGCGGTGATCTGTCAGTTGTCACCGACGGCATCGATGACGCAGCTACCGACGAAAGTTGGGCCGCCACTCTTGCCGCCTCGGACGGCAACCAGGAGCTGGCCATCGCCGCCTATAAAGCGGAGTTGACCGGTGTGGTGGAAGGTAGCGACGGGGATGCTGATGCAGCGGCCAAGGCAAGCGTAGAGGCGGCCAAGGCGAAGAAGACCAAGTAACGATGAAGCACACCTCAGTTGCAGGCATCGCCGTCATCGTTCCCTTCGACATTCTGGTCGACGGCAACTTCGTGTCACCAGATGTGGGTACTGTCACCTACACCCTGCGTGACAACACGGCGCTGCCGGTGTCTGGGCAAACCACCGTTCCCGTGACAACCACGGTCAATCAGACATCGGTCACGATCTCAATCACCTCAAGTTATAATTCGAAGACTCTGACGACAGAGAATCGCTGGGTCGATCTGAACTTCCAGGTTGCCGGCAAGGCGTATACCCTCACGTATGCCTATACCCTGGTTGACTACTTGCCCATCCGCGCCACTGAGGCAGATGTCAGAGCGCTGATCGGGTGCTCATATAGCGAGCTACCTGACAGCGACATCGACCTGATCACCGCCTTCTACGACCTGGCAGACCAGACGACCGTCGCCAGCCTGACGGCGGCGTTGACCGGTGGTGGGCGTACTTCGATGGTTGCCAACCGCAGCATCGCCGCCAAGGCCGCCATGCTGATCCTGCCGTCCCTGCAGCTCCGTGTGAATCTTCTAGAGAAGTCAGACGGCAGCTCCTTCAGCCGTTTCACCAAGATGGACTGGGAAAAGCTGGAAGCATCGCTGTCGGCTATATCCTCTGAGATTATCGGTGTGACGTCCCCGTCATCGAGTGCGAGCGCCGTTTTTCTGTTTACCAATCTGCCGACTGACCCCGTCACGGGAGCCTGACATGCGGCTGCGTGACGCCATGAGCAAATATCGGGCAGTCTACCAGACGATTGGCGGATCCAAGTTCCTCGGCGACATACTGGCTCCGACGATGGACCAGAACCCGAACCGGATGGAGCAGGGGCGTGTTTTCCTGAAGACACATCCCGACGTCAAGAATGTTGGTGTCAACGACCTGATCATCGCCAACGGCAAGATTTACCTCGTCTGCGACAACCCCGGCAGTGACCGGGAGAAGACTGTCTACAATCTCTTCAAGCTCTTGCGCATGGATAAGCAGTTCACTTGGAGTCGGCCACAGCAGATCGTCGACCCGGTAACTGGGCTCAAACGATCCCACGACGAGACTGTTGGTATGGGGACCGCCTGGTGCTGCCTGGAGGTCGATCGTGAGCTGCATGACAGCCGCATGGTGCCAGCGGAGCAATACACCGTTTACACCAACGCTGGGCTCCAGCTAAACGACATTCTTGGAACCTTTACCGTTACCTTTGTGACGACCCAACTTGGGGTGACATACGCCAGGGTGAAGTGATGGCTGTTGTCGTCAAGACGCCAGATTTCATCGACAAGACGTTCTCTCAGATCGAGAGCCAAATCACCGGCATCACTCGAAACAAGCTCAACACCGTTATATCCAAGTACGAAAAGGTAGTCGCGAACGCTGAGAGTGGGCTGTTTACAACCATGGTAGAGAAGGTGATCGATAAAGAGGCAATGCCGGACTTCGGGCAGTTCAATCCCCGCGCCGGGTGGTCAAACCTAACATATCGATATGCCGCTTACAAAAACAGCAGGAGACTACGGCTCGGCAACAAAAAGGAAAAGTCAGACATCAGAGAACTCAATAAGTCGCTTCGATCAGATCAGTCACACCCGAACCGGTTCTATCTATTCTCTGGCCGTCTGCGCACTGCGCTCTTGAAGAAAGACCCGCTCAAAACCTTTGGGACGCCGAAGATCTCGATCGATGGAAAGAACAAAGGTCTAGTCAAGCGCTCCAAGAACAACATCGTTTTGAAGGATGTCACAATCACTTTTGATCTCTATCCAAAAGTAGACTTGGCCGTGATGGATCAGGAGGCATTGGCGGCGTTTCTGTTCCCTCAGCGTGATCGTGAAAAGAAAGAATCAGACGTCGGTACGGCAAGTTTCTACAAATTGGCTGGACGAGTGGGCCATCAACGTCCATTCATTCGAGCATTCTTGAAGTGGTACGCCAGCACGGTGATCAAACGGGCTGTCGATAGGGTGAAAATCTGATGAGCGATCCATTCAACGACATCCAAGCATCAATCTTTGTTTTTTGCAAAAGTTTCTGTGCTGATATGATCGGATCGAACGCGGCCAACCTCGGCGTCTTCAAATTCGATGCCCACGCAGAGATCAACTCGTATCCAGAGACTGATCTGATTGGCCCTGGCGGTCTGACGATAGAATGCGATGACGGATTGATTACTGCGAGCTTGGTGATCGGTATCTCGACGATGGATGACGAGAATCTATTTCGCCTTGACGCGTTGATCGGTCAGATGTTCCGTCGCGTCAAGCCTGGCAGCATCATACCTTTGGTTGATGCAGAGACTGGTCAGAAATATGGAAACCTGCAGGTGATGGGTCAGTTGTCGGTGTTGCCGGTGGAGCTGACGAAGATCCGGGCATTCCGGGGGATCGCGATTCATCTTGGTTCAGATCAGACATTGTTTTCATGAGTGCCGCGTCACGACCAGCTGACTGATCAAGCATTTCTTCCAGCATATAAATGATCTCCATATTCATTGAGCGACGGTGCAGTAGGGCTCTATCATGAAGTTGGTTGAAGATCAGGCTTGGGATTCTGATTGTTACTTGGCGTGTCGACATTATCAAACCTGTTACGTTTTCGCATATTCCACGAGGCCGGCATCACACTGAGATTATTCTCAACATGGAGGCCGCAGACATTCTTTCCCTTCAATGGGATCGTGTGATCGACGTGCATAGGTATACCTAGAGCGTCCTGCCAAAGCCGGGCTTCCGCGTAAATTTCTACAATGCTGTTGAGATTCGCCCACAAAGGTGTAGCGTTGACCTTGCGAGCTTGCTTCAATCTTCCATTCGCACGATCACGAGCGACGTTATCTAGCCGCCACTGACGCGCCTTTTGTTTGTAATGGTCAGAGCGTTTTCGATAGGAGACACTTTTCGCTTTAGCCACCTCAAGGGCATTTTCTTGTCTGTAATTTTTCATCTTGTCGAGGAGAATATCTCGACGACTCAGGTAGTATGACCTCTTGTATTCTCTCAGCACGGAGCGATTATCAGCGGAGTATTGCCGCTTTCTTTCCTTTTCAAAAGCCTGCTGCGCACGCTCTTGATGACACTGAATACACTGGCCAGTAGTCACATAGCGTAAAGACACA